GAGAAGCCACAAGGGCGGGGTCACTGATGGCAACCCCGCCCTGTGAGTTCGTCTGGAACATCCTGACATAGGTCATGTCACGGAGCGCCTCCTCGCTGCCGTCCCTTTGGGCCAATGACCAACCAATGGCGGTCATGGCACGAGATACGGCGGAGTTTATGGCAGGAACGTAGTCCTGAACGTCAAGGTAACGGTCGCTTCCCTCGGCGTCGAGGTTGGCTTGCATTACGGTTTTTAGCTCAGGGTACGTGATCATTTCCTGCTATTATTACTCTGGAGTATTTACATCGCTCAGCAAAGAAGCCTTGCCAGCGGCGGAAAGAAGGCTACGCATGTTGATCTCATCGCGCTCGATATCGCGTGCGGCAAGCACATTGGCGATATTGGTACGGATGGTAGAGAGCGACATCTTGCTGTCCAGCTTGATGCCATTCTCAGCGGCCAAGCGGTAAAGCTGCGGCGCCATGCGGGTGTTCAGGCTCTGCATGTGCTGGGAGAACTTCTGAGCGAACTTGACCTGATCGGTGGTGATGTTCGCCTCATTTGCGTTGGAGAAGAAGATCTTCTTGTACAGGTCGTGGGTCTCCAGATATGCCTGCTCCCGCTTGGAGTTGGTCACATAGGTGCTCATGTAGCGGGTCTGGAACTGGTCCCCGTTACGGATAGCGTCTCCGTGGCTCATCTTGAAAACCATCTTCTTGTAAGGGGCCTTCACAAGCTGGCCACCAATGCGCTTGGCGGGCACGATCCAAAAGAACTGCGGGGTGAAGTACACCTTCTCTTCGCCGATGTCGTCAGGGTCAACGTCACGGTCGTCCACCAAACCATCGTCGCCGGGGTCCGACACGACAGTACGCATCACCTTGCCCATCTCTTGGGCGATCACCTTACCAAGTTCGGCCACGTCAGTGCCGGTGGCCTTGGGAGCCTCCTCTACATCTTCCTTGGCTGACTTGATCGCCAGCTTGAGGGTTTCTTCAGTAACGTCCTCGTGGTAAGGGATACCAAGCTCGTCCGCCTGCTTCTTCAGTTTGCCAAGACGGGCCTTGGCTGCCGTTTCGCTATTCGCCATAGTGTATGGTTTAGTTGGCACAAATATAGAGCATGTTCTTGATAATCAAGCAAAAGCCCCGGCTAAATGCCGGGGCCTTCGCATAGTAGTTGGTGGCGATTAGGCCACATCCACGATAAAATTCTGCGCCGCGTTCTGCACCTTCGTGCCCACCATACCCTCGACGGTATACCGCTCGAAATCGTAGATCTCGAAGGGGGTGATGTTGCTGCGGCTCTGCGACACCTTGGCCTCCTGAGAGATCATGGGCACACCACGCATGGTGGCGAGCTTCACGCTGCTCTTCTGGAGAACCACAAGGCGACGGCTGTACTCCTCGGGGAAGCTGGCCACGTCGTTCCAGATCTGGGTCGGAACAAGGGTCAGCTTCTGACCGCCAAAGCGCCACTCCTCGAAGTCCAGATCCCACACCTTGTCACCGGTGCTGTAACGGATGAACTCGGCCTTCTGCTTCAGGTTCAGAGCGTGCAGCATCTCGGGGGTACCGAAGATCACGCGCTCGTTGTTGATGGGGCCGAAGTTGGTCTGGAAGATACCCGTGGTGAGGTCGTCCCACACGGTGCTCATGGTGCTGTTCAGGGTCGCGCCACCGTTGTTCTGGATGCTCGGCACGATACCCTCGGTGAACTTGGCAATGGCGGTCTCGCCGCTGTTGCTGTAGCTCACCAGACCCTCGCCATATTGGCCCAGCCAAATGCGCTGGCACATGCTCACCTTGAGCTGGGTCAGAACGTTCCGCATATCAACCTCCATGAAGTTGGTCTGCGACTGGTTCTTCCACTTGATGCGCTCGAGGCGGTTCCAGATCATCTGCTCCGGACCCACCTTTTCGATCAGGTTGGTACGACGCACGGTCTTGGTACGCACAGGGTTGCTGAAGGTCTGGAAACCATCGCCACCGGCGGTCAGGCCGTTGGTGAGGTTCAGGCCAGCGACAGCCACAGCACCGATGCCAACGCCCACCATCGAGCGGAGGGTCACGGTAAGGGTTGTGGTATTGACATTGCTCACGATCACTTGGTTGGGCACACCAGCGTCATCCGTGTAGTGCAGCTTCTGGCCCACGAACACATAGTTCAGGGAGTCGGCGGTCACCACAACGGTACCAGTAACGGTAGCGCCCGGCGTGGCGGCAACACCAGCAATGGCGCCGTCGGTCACAATGGGGCTACGGCTCCACACGTTCTCGTGCCACATCAGCTCGTCGCCGGGGGCCTCCTCGGTGGCGAAGGCCATGAGGTACTGGAGGTCAAGGAACTGCTGGGGCTGCGCATCGAAGATGATGGGGTCCACCGGCAGGTAGAGGTGGCTGGTCACACCACGGCCATAGGCAGCGGCGTAGGGCGAGCCGGGCGCGTTAGTATTGGCTAGGCCAAACGGCGCGTTATTTACATTCTGTACGTAAGACTGAAGAGACATTTCTGTTTGGGTTTAAAAAGTTAGGTTTGAAGACCGGCCTTCATCAGGATCTGGCGAATTGCATCATCTGGGTTAGTCGCCATAGGCTGAGCGCCGGGGTCGCGATTTGCCGCACGGCTCATTGCCGGTTGGCGGGAAGTCGCCTCAAGGAGTGCCTGCTGCCGCCCGCGCTCGTAGCCTCTCGCCTCTGCGGCCTTCACTGCGGGGTCGAAGTGAAGCGCCTTCAGATACAGGGTCGTAGCCTCGGGGGTTGGCGTCACGCCATCCTCTTTGACGAACTTGTGAATGAAACTCCCGTTGGATACCTGACCGACAACATTGTCGTCAACGAATACACGAAGGGAGGAATTCTTTGCAACTGCAATTGAATCTGCAACGCCTTTTTGGTAATCCTCAAAGGCTTGCTTTTTCATGGCCTCCTGCTGCTGGACCTGCGTAATGATTTCATCGCGCTTCTTGTCGTGCATTTCGGCAGCAGTATCACGAAGAATGGCAATACGCGACTCGATCGCATCCACCGTGTCTTCGTCGGCCTCGGGGTCGTTCAGCATATCCCACTGCTCGGGCTTGATCTTGCCCGGGAGGTAGGTGTCGATAAGAAGCCTGTCCTCAAGAGACTTGCTCTCTTTGTTCTCAAGCGCGATCTTGGGAAGCGACTTGAGGTAGTCTTGGGCGTCATCAACCTTGCCCTCCAAGGCAAGCTGAAGCGCCCTATACATGGTCGGAGGAAGCTTTTCAAGCTGACCGAGGACGGGAGCTACCTCGTCATATTTCTGCTTGTAAAGCTGGCTCTCCGCCAGTTTAGAGTCGAGTTCTTTTTTGTAAGCAATGGGATCTTCTACGCCATAGGTCTGCTTGAACAGATTCTTGGCCTCGTCGGTCCACGCTACGTTGATCTCCGGTGACTGATCGCCAACGATATTGGCCACCATGGTGGCGTAAGGATCATTGGCTGCGGAGTCACCACCGGTATTTGCAACAGGAGCGGGTTGCTCTTGTTGCACGGGAGCCGCTACCGGAGCGGACTGGGCCTCAGCAGCAGGCTGGGCCGGGGCTGCTTCAGTAGCAGCCGGTTGCTTGTTTTCCTGTCGGTCAACCGGCGGGGGGCCAGCAAGGGAAGATTGCCCACGAAGAATATTCGCAAGGGCATCCCCGGACAGGTCTACAACTTCCTGAGTGTCAGTCTGTTGATTCATGGTACAAATATATGAGCAGTGTGCTCTTTTTGGTTATTTTTCAGTTTATTGTCCTTGGCCCATTGCTCCAAGGAGTTCGGTATCCGGCTTCATCCATTCACTTTCGGCTTGGCGATAGGGCTGTGATGCCTTTTGGTCAAGCTGAGCCATTTTAATGTCGGCATTGCTTTGCTGCTTGGCCATCTCCATCTGTTGCTGGTCAATTGCCTGCTGCTCTTGGTCGAACTGCGCTTGGGCCATAGCCATCTGCTGCTGTTCTTGCTGAGCGGCGGCGGCTGCTTGAGCCTGCTTGGCGAACTGACGGGCGGCTGAGTAGACATCGTCCGGAGTCGAACGACCCATAAGCTGCGCTGCGGTGACCGGGTCGAGCATACCCATCTGCATAAGCTGCGGGATGATTTGCTGATCGGTGATGGTGCGAAGCTGAGCGCCCTCAGGGGATAGGTTGATCTTCACGCGGAACTGCTCAATCTGCATTTCTTCGCTGGAAATCATGGCTTGGATATCATCGTCGCCAACCATTTGACTCAATAGCCAAGGACGCTTGGAGTAGAACTGCTTGCCAGCTTGGGCATTGAACTGGTGGATCTGCTTGTACAGCTCGGCAATAGCAGCATAGAATGGCTGCTGCATCACGCCAGCCTGCTGAAGCTGAAGCTGGAGCGTACCTACAAGCTGCCCGCCCTGAGGGGCGCCATAGTTGCTCTCGTATACGCCAGTTGCGCTTTCTGCGATGGCCTTGAACTGCGGTAGGGCGCCAAGCAAGTTGTAGATGCCAGCACCCGGAGATGCATCGATCTGGCCGGAAGCGTTCTGAAGACCACCAAGCATGGAAGCAGAAAGGACAAGGGTGTCCCCCTCCTTAACCTTCATGTTGATCTCCTCTTCGTCCATGTTCGAGCCGTCCACCGCTTCCTTGGCAATGAGCGTGGCCTTGCCACCAGCCTTACGCATCCTCCAAGCAATGTCGGAGGTGATCTGGTTCATCCACCGCTGCGGGTCGCGGGCGGAGGTCAGAGGGGCAACAACGTGACCGCCGAGGTAGCGCCATGACGAGAATTTGATCGGGAACTTGACAGAGTACACGTCATCGGGGTCAGACTCCTGCAAAGGATACATCCCATAGTCCAGCACAAGGTCACCAACCACCCCAACATCAGGAAGCCCGCTGTTCATGGGCGGCTTGGGTGCGGTGCGATCTGCGGCGAAGGGCATGTTCTTGGTATACCCGCCCGGGAGATACTCCCAAGGGATCATGGAGCAGTAACGAACTACTTCAATGGCCCGGCGCTGCTTCTTGCTTTTTTTCTCACTTGCGGTCCACGCATCGGTGTAGATGTTCATGGGCGGCTCGATGAGATCCTTGTCGGTAAAGTCAGGCTTTCCCGTGTCTGGGTTCACCTCGTTGATCGTCACATACTGTTCTTCACCGTCCTTGATCACGTAGCCACGGTCCACGTACTTCATGTCTTTCCAGTACATGGTGAAGACACGGGGACGGGATTGGGGCCATCCAGCATTGAAGTTATAGCCACCCGGCAGGATACGTGCCCACTTGTCAAGGGCCTCGATCTTATCCTTTACGGGGTTCCAGCGTTCGCCGATAGAAGAGACGTTCATCAGCGGACAATGGTAGACGAACTGACCATCAGCGAAGTCGGGACGCATAGAAGAGGTGTCCCAGCCCACTTCGCGGGGTTCGCACATCTCCCACTCGAGGTTGTTGCCGTTGATGAAACAATGGGCGGCAGCAGCCCCGGAAAGGGCCATATACCCAGCGGCAACCCGCTTGGTATCATCAAGCTTGCTGCGCTCGGCAAGCATGTTCATCAGGGAGTTCGCACCACGAATGATTTGATCCTGATAAGTCATGTCGAAGATCTGCTCGGTCTCTTGCTCGTTTGGAGAAATGCCCATATTCTCATAGACCGATGTCATTGCAGGTCCAGCCTGTGCGGCACGAGACATTACCATGGCCTTGGCAAGAGCGTCTTCTTTTCGCGTTTGCGCAAGATGCTGCGTGGCCGGTTCGGCCTTTGCGGTGATAGAAATGTTGTCCACGGCGCCAATCATACGAGTGAGCATCGGGGACAGGATGGGGAACTTGAACGGGATGCGGGATGTCTGAGCGGGACCGTCGCCAAGGAACATACGCACATCCTCCTCCTCGCCCCAGCGAGAGTCGATAGCGTATTCCATGTTCAGCACGTAGTTCGAGCGGTAGAACTCGATCCAAGCGCCTACTTGACGCGACAAGAAGTAACGCGTCCACAACGCATGATATGCCTCCCCCTTGTCCTGTTCGGGGGTCATCATGCTGGGCGGGATCATCGTGGCAATTGGAATCCACGTCCAAAAGCCACGGTTATTTGTCGTTGTTGGAATACTGGTGCCGCTCATCGACGTGATTGTCTAAATGCCCTTACACTTCCATCAAGCTCATCAACTACTGTCTGCTCTCGCTCAACAACTCCAAATCCCCCTTTTTCGAGGGTTTTAGATGTTTCCTCCAATAGCCTCCAAATACCGGGAGCGCGTTTGCTCCATGACTCCTGTTCCTCCAAGTCCATGGTGGCAATGTCAACTGCAAGCATTTCCTTGCAATTTTCCCGCACTCTTTGAGTGTAAAGATAATTCTCAACACGGGCCCCTAGGTTAAAAGACTCCATTCTCTTGAATGCAGACTTTATATTGTCGGGGAACCCTGTCTTGAATTCCTTCAGCTTTGACTCCCTTTGCTGCTCAGTAGGGTATGATATCCTCACGCAGTTCTCCAGCTTTTCAGCATCCTCCATGTCGTAATAGGGAGATGCAGAACAGCGGAACCACCACACGAACAGAAGGTCGTGTGTCTTGATCGCATCCGGCTTGAACTCGGCATAGTCAAGCAACTCAGGGTATTGGACCCGAAGGTCTTTCCCGTTCTTTGGAGCAAAGATCAGATACCTGTGCTCCAGCATTTTTTCTACAACGTCGCTTGTCATCGGTATTTTACTTCTACCTTTTCAGTTACATAATATGGCATCAGGTTCGCGCTACGCTTGATGACCCTCTTGTGCTTGTACTGCTTGGCGTCTGCGGTCAGCTCAATGGGCTGCTTGTTGATGCTCCTATAGCACAGTTCAGCATAGGCGATAGCGTAGACCATGTCGTCGTTGTAGACGTTCTTGTTCATGGTGCCCCATACAACAGAGCCGTCCGCCCTTGACTCCACCGAGATGTTCCTGACCTGACTCCAGAAGTCATAGTACCAGATGTTGTGGCCGTGGGTGCGAATGAGGTCGGTCACGTCGCCATACAGCGACTCCTTTCGGCTTCCCTTGCCCCCTTTCATGTCCACGCCATACAAATGGGTTCCTCCCCTATACTTCGGGAGCAATTCGTTACGGGTCAATAGCGACTCGCGGAGGTTGAAAACCGGGGAGCACTTGAAGTCGGTGTACCTGTGGCCGACGTTGATCTCCACAAGCTCCCGACAAGCCCGCTGCCCCTCGTTGCGGTAATACATGCCCATCAGAACGCTCTGCATGAACAAGTCTGCTGGGAATGTGGTCCTAGCGTTCAGCACACAAGCAACGGTCGGGATCCAGTGGGTGTCTTCGCCCTCTCCCACCTTCTTGGCCGCAGCATCCCATATCGCGCTGGAGAACCGCGAAAAACCGCCATCGTTCTGGATGGGGTCGGTCCCTTGGAAATACCTGTAAGCCCACCCGCGACTAGGCTCAATGAACATCTTCACGGGAGCGTCCAAATCATCGGATACGCTGGGCATCCACGAGACAGACTTGACCGGGTGCGGGAAAAGGCTTCCCTCGGGTAGCTTGACGGACTCATCCCAAATGGGAACGAACTTACCCGGGGTCGGGGCCAAGCCCTTTTTGTGGCACTCGTTCTGTATCCTGTTCTGCTGTTTGACGATGATCTCCATGGGCACCAGCGTCTTGTGGCTGGTCATGAAAGCATCATCGGGCTTGCTAGGGTAGTGGGCGCAGAACAACGAAAGACGCTCAGTTGTGGACAGCCCCTTGGTCTCCTCCGTTTGGCCACGCAGATACTTAGCTCTCTGCTTGAGGTAGAACTCGCGGGTCATACCCGGTCGGCAGGTCCAATCCATGAAGACAGGAACCCAGCCAGCGGTGTCCTCGCCTCCCTCCCAAGCGGCCATCAGGCCCTTGAAGTCGTTCTCAAACGCTCCTTGGCCGGTATTGTTGGAAGACCCAGTTCCCCATGCAAACGCCTGTCGAACCAGTTCAAATCGGCCTTTTGCCTTGTTGAACTGGTACATAGTGGGATCAATCTCCGCCTTCACCATCTGGAAGGTGGGAATGTTCTGGGCCTCATCGAACAGCGACCACGTTGGGGTGCGACCGTTCACGGTCATGCTGTCCTCTGCGGAGAGCAGACGAAACTCGGATATGTCCCGGCCCTTCTGTGCCTTGGTATCGCCGGGGTCAAAGTCAAGGATTGCGCTCTCCGACGAGAAACCCTTGCTCACGTCCACCTCTCCGATCATCCAGTGCGGGAAGTGCTGGAAGGTGGACTGGAACTTGTCACGGAACAGGGTTTTACCAGTTCCTTCCTTTTTGTGGACCATGAACACCCCACTGAACGAAGAGCGGACCACGCTTTCCAGCGCGGCCATGGCCATCATAGTGGAGGTAATGGCGGCCTGACGACCCTTTACAAGGTCAAAGCTGTTGCCCCGGTCCACAAGAAAAGCCAGCAATGCCTGCGGGGTGGATGCCTCGTACTGCCTGCGGCCACCGATAAACCCATCCTCCTTGATGGACACGTACTTGTTCAGTCCATAAAGCTTGTTATCGGCCACGCGGGCAAGTTCCCGGCGCTTCCATTCATACCGCTCAACCGGGTCAATATCCGCTAATGTTCGTTTATCCTCCAGCCACCTCCTCGCCTGCTCTACGTACAGGTAGAATGGCTCGTAGGCAATAAGACTATCAAACTGCGGGATGTGGGAGTTTATGAACCTGCGGAACTCGTCATCGGCAGCGTCAGGAGCATCGGGCCTCCAGTGCGACTTTTGGATGTCAACATCCTTCCACTTTTCAGCCCAAGTCGCAGGTATTTTGTCGTAGTAGCAACTGCCCTCAAGATGCTGACCAGCCCTATCACCCTCGGTGATCACCGGTATTTCATACAGCCACAGGTGCTTCTCCCCGTTGTCAGGGGCCTTGTCCTCCTCCGCTTCGTATCCCTTTTGCTGAGCCTTAATAGCAGAAAGCTCCTGCGACAGGCCAGCGGACTTGATTTCCTGCTGGTGGGTTGGCGAAATGGCAACCCCTTCATAGCTGAGTTTCAGCAATAGCTCAGCAGTATGCTCCTGTATGGATTTTCTAGTATCGATGGCTACAAAGTTAGTACAAAGAACTGTATATCAGCAACTTATAGTATCTTTGCTCCATGTATCAATCGTGCGTTGTCTCGTCTGGCTTTGCAGAAGGCGTGACCGCCATTGTCTTCAAATACCACTAAGAGATGGCTAACTGGAGGTATGACGTTGTGCTGGGGGCAGAGTACATTCAACTTGTCTATACCGGAACAGGTGACTCGGCTCAAATCATTCACTATCGAACAGTGATTGATGCTGTTGCTCATGTCAAGTATAAGTATGTGTATGATACTTATAGCGGAGGTAATGACTTTACTCCATTAAGTCACAACCTTCCTCCGCAGGTAGTTGATATTTCTTCTACGGCCAACAACGCAACTTTGAGTCAGGATGCTTGGCCAGATCCAAACGATTTAACAACGCTGTCAACGTCTCAGCTTCCAAGCACCCTTTTTAAGGAGAATGGCGACTATCAGCAATGGTTTGTGCGCCTGCGTTACAACGATGGGCGGTTCTTGGACTTGCCGATGGGGAAGATTGACAATCAAGCAGGGTGGACAAATGACCAAGTTGGTTCAGCGGCGTGCCTTGATGACATCCTTGGCGCCTGCATCACCCCCTAGTCCGTCTTCTCAATTTCTACAAGAAGCTGAAGCAGTGCGTTAATTCCGCCCTCCAAGTTTCCAACCCTTAGATAGTCTGCTGCGGTAACGCGCTCCTCCTTGTTCACGGCATCTGTCCACTGCTTTTCCAGTTCGGATAGCTTGGACAATACAAGTTGCTTTAACTCTTGCTTTTCCATGGGTGCGAAGATATAATCAGTTGGCTAGGTGCAGATTTTTTTTCGAGAGAACATTCATAACTGCCTGATAATCAGTATCTTTGCCTCATAAACGAATCAGACAATGATCATCCAGTTTCAAACTTCGAGCGGCGAAGTGGTGAATACCAACTTCGTTACGCCTCAGCTTATGGCCACGGTAGGTCCGTTCTCCAAGCTGATCACCTACCCCACCTATGCCAAGAGCGGCGACTATAGCTACAGCGGCCCTTACTTTGGAGAGAACCCCGGCCCCAATTACAACCCGGGAGCCCCAACAGCCACCAATCTGTTTGGCAACACTGAGCCCGTTGAAGGTCAGCTTACCGCTGATTACCTTGACGATGATGTTCTGACCCCGGTCGGGCCGACCGGCAGCTACCTGTTCCCGCTGGGTCGTGGCGGCTCGTGGATCGGCTTCTACAGCCCCACCGGCGTGCTCTATACCAAGTTCAAGATGGAAGACGCAGCCGCTGCTGCTACTGGCATTGCCACCATTGCGGCCGCCCTTGGTGCTGGCGACCCCTACCTGCTGCTGGATGTCGATGGCAGCAACATCACCCCTCCGTAATATAATTCACTTCAAACTATGTAGAAAGCCCCCTTCATTGGGGGTTTTCTATTTTGATAGATTTGAAGCATGAAACAAGTATTTCCAGACCTGCGTAACCCCGAGCCCGGGAGAGTGTCCGTAACCCGCGAAAACGTGGTCATCCAAGACCTTGTAGCATCACTGGTCGAGATAGACAAAGCCGTGACCCGATTTGAATCCGAGGGTGACTCACGGTTCGGTATGCTGGTGAACAGAAGGGTGGATGAGATGATAACGCACTGCGAGAACATCAAGCGCAGGGTGAACGACATCCGCAGAATGATCAATCTTTCTGAACGCTGATGCCAAAGGTGTGGTTGGAGCACATCCTCACCTGATTGGTGTCGAAGAACTTTATCTCCCCGTTCTCAAGGCCCACCATGAACACGCTGTTGGCTTGTGGGCCGTAGTCTATCAAACAGATGACTATGCCGTCCCCAAGTTCTGTGGAGACCCATAGTATCTGCTTGAACTCGTGTATCAAGGGACCACAATGAGGGAGGGTCTCTCCTCTTCTTTCGCGACTTCTGTAGCCCCCTCGATCTCCTTCTGCTTCTCCTCCACGGCTTCGGCCATCTTGTTGATCATCTCGATGGTCTTGGAGAAGATGTCCGGGTGGGTGATAGCCATATGGGCCACGACGGTCTGCACCATGCCCTCGCTGTAGTTGCCAAGTGCCTTAGCCATTCCGGGCTCATCACCGTCGATCATAATGAACGCCTGAAGATTGCTTGCCTTGGCGTGCTTGCGAAGCTGCTCGGCAAGGATGAACAGCTTGTTGCGCTTGGGATTGTTAGAGCTCATTTTCAGTCTTTCTTTTTTCCTTTGTATCGTGCGAGCATCCGCCTGCCCTTGGCAACAGCAGATGCCTTGTCTCCATAGTGGCCCCACGCCTCAAGCGACAGTTTCAGACGGGTCTTCTTTCCATCCTTCATCAGAGGGCCAGCCGCAGAACCCATCCGGACCAAGAAAGAGCCCTTGCGGCGCATTTTGTCTGGACTGTCTGGGGCTCCCTTCACCGGTGCTTTCAGATTGCTACCGGTCTCGCGATTGTATTTGGCGCGGCCAGCCTCGGAAAGACCGCCTTTGGGGTTCTTGTGTTCTTTGCGAAGGTTTACCTGCTTTGACATGGCCGCGAATATGCTACTGCTAAGATATGGACTACTTGGACTTGCTATCCATGATTTGCAAATTGTGAACGCAGCTCTGCTTGTAGTCTTCCCTTATGTTCTGCGACAAGAGGTGCTCAAACAGCTTCCTGCTCTCTCGGAACTTGCATATCCACCATCCGGAGATGGCCTTCTGGTACACAAGGCCATACGTACCGGGGAAGTCAAGCTTTTCGTTGGGCGGTGAGTCAAAGAATTTCTTGGCCCCGATGTCGGCGAACATGTAGCTCTCGTGCCACTGCTTGGTCTCCTCGTAGAACCTGCTCAAAAGGAAGTAAGCCTCCGGGCGGTCAGGGATCAGGGAGATGGCGTGCATGAGCTGGTTTTTTTGCGAGTTGTTCCTCTCGCCCATTTTGCGGAAGTTCAGCGCATTGATGACCAAGCACTCATAGGCAAGCTCTTTGCTCTCGGTAAGCTCTGCTGCCCGCAGAAGGAACGAGAGAGCCGAGGCGTACTGCTCAATGTCGCTGTACCACAAGCCGATCCTGTAGTTTACCACGTCATTGGATGGGTCGTTGGCGTACTGCTCAAGCAATTCCTTCATCATTGAGCATGGTTTTTACGATGTGGGCGGGGGTACGCAACAAGAACGCAGAGTTATCCTGAAACCCGAACGTGATGAGAAGGTCATCCCCAAGCTGGGCCAGACCACAGCAGAACTCTATGCGGGCGTCCATGAACTTGAACTCCTTGGAAGCTGCGATGACATTGAATTCCCTGTCCCACATGATGAACCTGTGGTAGTAGTGGGCATCCTTGTGACCTCCCTCGGTGTACCAAAAGTCCACCTCATGCGTGACAGCTAAATACCCGCCGTCAAATGGAATAAGCTGCGACCCACCCCGAATATCCCTGTAGAACGGGATTTTGCACGGGTTCATGTAAGCAGTCTTTGCTTTGCCCTCCTCGGCCACGACAACCTCCGTTGGGCTGGTCCACTTGACGTAATGGAACGGCTTGTCGAGCACTGGCATCCAGTTCTTCTCGCAGTAGCTCTCGGGGTTGGGTGGCTCAATACGAGTCCTGCTTACTTCCCTGCCATCGACTATCTCCGACAATTCCATCCTTCCCTGACCGATGGAGTTGGTATCCCTCCTGACGCCGGTCATATACAGCTTCTCATTCCATTTCACTAGCCTCACGTCCTCAAGGCCGATGAACGTCCACGCTGGCTGGTGCAGACCTAGCATATTGACTTTTTGAAACGACTTTATGGTCAGATCTGTTTCAAGTTCGCAGAGATAGTTCTCCGTGCGAAGCGTAACGTCGTTCTCCGGGTGGAGGTAGATGAGAGGTCCATGCCAAGAAGGGAACTTCTGCTCCTTCTCACTGTGATAGATCATGTACTGAACGTGCCTTACGTTCAGCAGGATCTTGCCATCGTCCACAAAGATGGATGGGTTGCACAGACCCGTCCCATTGGTGTGTTTGCTTGATATGATAAGCGGGGCAATTGCACCCCCGCTTGCAAGCGATCTGCTTGCTAGGTTTTCAGACATGATGTTGGGCCTAGTGCCTTTGTAGTACTCCAAACACGTTCTTTACCGTCACGTTGCTTGCGCTGACTTCAGACGCATACCTAAGAACAATGTTTCCAGTGGCGGTGACATTAACATACCCGGTAAGCGTTGCAGTCAAATCAACGTTCGCAGTTCTGGTCGATGGCGCAGGGAGTCCGCCATCGAATGCTCTGATCTGCATGTTACCACCATCCGTTGTAAGCGTAGAATACCCAACGTCAATGCCAAGGTAGTCGATTGTTGCCGTTCCGTTAATGCTTAACTGTATGCCAGTGGTCGTAGCCACTGATTGGTAAACTACCACAAGCTGGATGCTATAAAAGCCCGGCGACACACTACTCCACCCTGCGCTTGAATCAACATCAGCAAGCGTTGTGGCGCTGCGGACCTGATTCCCGCCTGTGTACGTTATGAATTGTGGGGTGTTCGCAGACGCAGGCCCTTGAATGCCCTGCAATCCCTGAGGGCCTTGGGCGCCTTGGGCGCCCTGAGTGCCAGCACCGGTGGTTCCCTGTATGCCGACAAGGCCCTGAATCCCCTGAACTCCCTGCAAGCCATCAGCTCCTTGAACTCCCTGCAATCCCTGAACACCTTGCAAGCCTTGGGCGCCCTGAGTGCCCTGAGCTCCAAGGTCGCCTTGAACTCCCTGCAAGCCCTGCAAGCCCTGCAAGCCCTGAACACCTTGCAAGCCTTGGGTGCCTTGAACTCCCTGAATGCCCTGTGTGCCTTGTATGCCTTGGGCACCCTGAACCCCTTGTGTGCCTTGTGGTCCCTGAGTTCCTTGGACCCCTTGAGTGCCCTGAGGGCCTTGCAAGCCCTGTGCTCCCTGCGTCCCCTGTATGCCAAGGTCACCTTGGATGCCCTGAGTACCCTGCAATCCCTGAGGGCCTTGGGTGCCTTGGGTGCCGTCAAGCCCTTGCAGTCCACGATTACCCTGTACCCCCTGTGTCCCTTGTATGCCTTGAGCCCCTTGGGGACCAAGCTGGGTATACATCACCTGCGTCACGGTGACGATGACACTGGGTATGGCGGGGTGAACAAGGTTAGCCGGGTCGGCAAGTATTGAAACAGCGGTGTCTGATGTCGCCCAGTATATCTCTATGTAGTCATTGGCGGCGAGGGTGACCACGAAGTTCCACGCCGGGAGATGGTATCCATCAGTCCCTCCTTGCCTTTTGTGGATGGTGAACTGGCTGTCGCTCTCTGGGATGTCAGTACCGTTCTTCTTGAACCAGATGTCAACCACCTCCTCAGAGGTGGATGCGTTGGCGAACTGCGCGGAGAACTGAAAGTTGTACGTACCAGCGGCGGATACGGTGATCTCGGTGGGCTGACCAAGGCCGTTGTTGACGATGCTGACCCCGTTAGACTCTGCTGTGGTGTTCAGCTTGAACGGGTAGCCCGTGTCCGCGAGGGCTGCGGTCTGGTCGGTGGTGTCGTAGAACGCACCATAGTAACCAAGTGCTCCCCCGGGTCCGACAGGGCCAAGGGTTCCTTGTAGTCCCTGTGCTCCTTGTGGGCCTTGTACGATCAGACCATCGAACGGGTTGCAACACTCCCCTGCGATCGCAGAGATGTCGTCGACGCACTTCTTGGCACCGAAGAGGTCATTGGACCACTTGAGTTGGTCGGGGAGACCGCTTCTGAGGTCGATGGTGAACTTCTCCGCGTTCTTGCGCTCGACGTGGACCAGATAGTACTGAGGGGTGCCGGGGACCACCTCGTACCACACCCTAATGATGTCAGTACCGAGTATGGTCGTCACGAACGACCCAACGTCAAAGGTGACCTTTGATTTGGTGAATGTGACTATCATACCCCTAATTCAAACAGTAGACGAATGTGTAGCTCTCCGAAGAGATGGACACAAAGATACCGTCTGATGCGTAAAAGTACTCAACCATCTGATACACAAGGGGTAAATATATCACTCCTTATGTATGTATTCTTTTTTTTGAGCATACCCGTCCCTATACCCATGGGGTGGCGGAACCGAAGATTCCTTTGAGGGAGTTGCCCATTCCCGTCAGGTGGAACACCACCATAAGCCTGTGAATCTCTATACCCTCAGGGGGACACCCTTACGATAGACTGACCTGCGTGCTATGATACTCTCATGAGCATGGGTACCCTGTTGTCGGACGGTCGGACAGCGCAGGGGTTTGTGACGCAGGACGCCACTGCTTCGCTCGTTTTGTCTTGCAGAGCCTTTGTTCTTGTTGGCCAGCTCTACGTGGTTGAGCGGAGAACCACTATGTTGTAAAGAACAGAGGGTGCGAACATAAGAACTTTTTTCATCTCGACGCACAACGGGTCAAAAAAAATGTTAGCTTCGTGGTCAGAGTGAACTCAAGCTGGAAGCTCAAGGACCGCAGGTTCCGAAAGAAGAAGCAAGCCAAGGACCGCTCCAAGTGGATCAGAAAAGAGAAGGAGAAAAGGTGTCCGTGTGGCTGCGGTCAGCTATTGCTTGAGAGGAAACAGAGAAACATCAAGTGGCCAGTACAGGGTGTTTACTGAGGTACAAGCAAAACCCGTCCACCGACATCCGGTGACACTATGCCCCTGCGGCCGTGACAAAGATATAACTCTCTGAAACACAAGCACTTATGGACCACAAAAAAAATCACGAGATCATCGACTCTTTGATCGAGCAAGGGAAGAGAGGGGAAGCTGCGACGATGATCATGAACGACCCCGCCGCCTGCCTGATGGTTGCGATTGGCGCCCTGTCAGACCACGGGGACAAGAGCATGGCATTGGTCATGGCCGGTCGTGCGTGTGAGCTCTTGAGCGAAGAGCTGTTCCCCCAAAAGCCCGTTAAGTTCGATGACTGACCAGCTTGAGTACATCATGCGGTCTGTGTGGATGCCCGGGGACCACATCCGGCCATCGGACCAGTTCTTGGAGCACTACCGCCACAAGATGGAGGTCGCGAAAAGGTTCCAACCCCGCAACGTGGTCGAAATAGGGACCAGATGCGGGTACTCACTGGCAGCTTTCAGCGTGGGCCACAAGAGCAGCTACCTCTGCTTCGACGCTCAGGCTGACCACGACAGCGAGAGATGCGAAGAGCACTGGCACACGGTGGTAAGCGACCTCATGCTCGACGCCAAGCTCATTGTGGTCAACAGCCAGTCCCTCATCCGCATCCCCAAGGCAGATCTTGCCCACGTCGACGGGGACCATGGGTACAAGGGAGCGTACCATGATCTAGTTCTTGTCAAGGACTCTGACGTGATCCTCGCCGACGACTGCGACATCTACGACGTAAAGAAAGCAGTCCACGACTTCTCAAAGTTGTACAACAAGAACGTAGAGCTAAAACACGATGGTCTACGTGAATACGCAATCCTGACAAACAAATGACCAACAACGAAGAACTTGCTTCTGAGGTGGAGTCCATCCGAAGCTACATGGACAACTACGTCCAGCCACTGGCAGGGAGCGTTGAAAAACTCGTGTCCAACATGGAGACCATGCAGCTACGCTTGAACGAGATGGAAGAAAAGCTCAAGTACGTCATGGGCCGCATCTCCGAGCAGGACAGGGACATGGCAGACGTGTTCCGCATCATGTCAACCCTCGCAAAATAATGGACACCCTGCTCATCTTCTCGGCCATTCTCATAGCCATAGTGGTAGGACACATCTTGGACGAGTACTCCCACTACTCGCGAAAAGACTAACCCCCTGTGGCCAAACGCCTCTCCCTCTTCTTACGATGAGGGTAGAACCCTATGTCATAACGCATAAGGTTCAGATAAGCCTTCTGTAGTGGACTAAGAAAGCTCTCCTCAAGAGCCTTCACAGCCCATACCTCACACCCAAGTTCCTTGGCCACCTCCTCCAAGGTGAACAGAGCCTCCCTCCTTCGTGTCAACCTGTTATCCATGTGGGCGAAGTTATGCGGAGAATACACCCCTTTATCTCCGCGCACAGTAAAAATCTGCCCTCAGAGACACGATATGGTACCAAAAGTACCCCCACCCCCACTCAATAGGAGAAATCGTCCCCAAGCCCCGAAAACCAGCCAAGAAAAGGGGTACCTAAATGTTTTGACATATACGGGGATAGCCAAACATTCATAGCACGGGGGATGGTTGAATATTCTAGACACGGGGGATGGACCCCACTCAACCCACCCCTCCCCCTCTTCGCGGGAAGAATGGTACCTGTTCATTCTGTGGCCCCCGGGTAAAAGGGAACCTAAACCCATGTCAGCACACTATACATGCACCGGGCTGCACCATGTCCTCTATTTTCCGCCGGGGCAGGGTCGTCGTCCATCTGCTTTGGGGGAAGGATCATCGCCCACCATCTGGGCAGGGAGAAGGTGCGCCTGATCATCAGGCGAGGGGCGATGCATTTTGGCGAGGGGTGATTTGGTAGTCAAGGTGCGGGAGGAGAAAGGGTGGGAGGAGCCAGCCGGGGCGACCCTCTTGTGGTGGTAGAGTGCTACTATCCCCCCTCCTCCCCTCTCTATCTGATCACGCCTCCTTGACCGTACACGCACGAGCACCTACTGTAGGGGGCGAATTTTTTTCTCCCTGAGCGTCAGTTGATTAGCTTGTTTTTGCAAATTTTTTTTGCACCTGTGATTTGAGACATGGCAAAAGTGGCTGAAACCCGCGTGGCTGTAGGGCTGTAGAGCGACGACCGAAATTGCCTGATTCGCTGAAACCCGCGTCATTGCTGGGGATTCTCGATTTGCACATCGAAAGTTGATGCCCCCATCTTTGCACAGTCGGACAACGGAACACCCCCTCGAATAGCAGGCCGGTCCTTAAGAGTCCTCTCCGATCGCGTTCTTTGACATCTTGGCCAACGTAGGGATAGCAGCCTACGGTCGATGCCGCTCCATCAAACCAAGGTGAGAGGCCATCGGCAGGATCAGCGTGGAGGCACCAACCGGAACATCGGTGGTGGTGCGGTGAAGGGTTCGAATCCCTTCCCACGCTCCAAACATCTAAACACCCAACAGCATGGATACCAAGAACAAGAACCACGAAGTGGCAGCAATGCTCATCGCCTCGATGCTGAACGAGCGCAAGGATGGCTCGGCCAAGATGTCAAACAACGAGTACTACAGCACCATCGAACTGAGCAGCCCATCCATCTACGGATGGACGGTGCTCGAGGTCATGGCCAAGGCTGCAACATGGCAGGTACAGGTGGTCATAGACGTCAACGTCATGAACGGGCTTCAGATCAGGGTGCATAACAACTGATCAGCCCTGCGCGAGATATAAAGGTGGATGGTCGAAGGGGCGGTTCAACTCCGCCCCCACCTTCAACAACTTCAAAACAACCCAACAACATGGTACGCACCAACAACATCAAGATCGTGGAGAACAGCTACGGTTTCCGCTCGCTGATCATCGACGGACGCTACAGGATCAGCACCGACCTTGCCAAGGTCGCCGCGGGGAAAGACAAGTGGTTGTCGGAAGTCCTGCTGGAGTGCAGGACGTGCAAGGGAAAGCACCCGGCCTACAGCATGGAGCTGCACGGGCAGTACTGCACGGAGTGCTGGGAGGCAGAAGAGGTCTGATCAGTACAGGGGGCGATGGTCGCCCAGCGCAGGTTCGACTCCTGCGGCCCCCTCTAAACCATTAACACCAACACCAACATGGACGCATCAACACTTCGCACCGCCGTTACGGCAACCGGGTCGCACTTCTTCGACGCCGCCACCATGCGGTTCTTCGGGGACAGGATGGGGAACTACTACGTGGCCAAGCACCCCGTGACCATCACCAAGCGCGATGGAAGCACGGCAACGTGCTGGGAACTTCGTCGCCGCAAGCCCGTAAAGTTCGGCCAGCAGGGGTCTTGCTACTTCAACATCGAAACATACGAGCGCGTGATGCCAGCACCTTGGAACGAAACCATCTAACCTCAGCAATACCATGCTTACCAACACCACCGCCCGATACTGGGCAGACCCAGCAGAGGCAGAGGCAGTAGCCGCCGATGCCAACGCAAACGACAACTGGACCTATGTGGCGGTCCACGACCCCAAGGGTACCGGGTACTCCTACATCAACGTGTACGACGAGGAGGGCCACTATGTGGGCAAAATGTTCTAACATCAACTGACCATGACCATCCAAAACATTGACGGGGCCAAGGCCCTGCTGCTCACCGCCTATTGGCAATTTCAGCGCGAAGACCTGCTGGTGCGCCTGACCAGCGAGGAAATTCAAGCGTGGGCGCAAGATCGCATCGCATCGCGCCCTGACCTGTTCGTGGGCACCGCCCGCGAAATAGACCTCACCGCCCAGCACCTTGTGCTTTGGCTAATCAACAAGCCTTCCATCTTTGACAAGCTACACAACGCCTAACACCAACACGACCATGAACACCGAACGCATCACGAACGCCATTGAACGGGTCATCATCCCCGCAGGCTTCGCCATCGCCTCAGCCTTTGTGGTGTGGGGCTTCCTGCTGATCATCATCAACGCAACCAAAACCCTCTAAAAAATACGAACATGGAAGAGAAAAGCTTTGGCCAGCGCCTGCTGGATAAGTACAACGCCGAGCCGCGCATCAGCGCCACAATCGCCAAGGTTCACGCCTCATCAGCCACCATGGACAATGGCGATACCGTCAGCCAGCGGTTCTGCCGCTACTCTCTTTGGGAGGCCGGGCAGATTGTGAACTATCCGAAGCGGTATGCAGCGGTGAAGGGCACGAACTAAAGCAACAGGGGGCATTGGATGCCCAGCACAGGCTCGACTCCTGTGGCCCCCTCTAAACACCTAAACACCCAACACTACCACCATGCGACACCTCGAAGACATCTACAAGACCAACGACCTACACTACCACTTGTGGAGCGTGGACAACAACTGGGTGATTCAAGCTTGGTCGCCCCTCGCCAAGATGTACCTGCCCTACCAGCGCAAGGAATACAGCGGACCTAACGCTGAGACCCTCGCCCGTGCAGCGTTCCAACGCATCGTTGAAAGTTAACACCGAAGTGTTAACAACTTGCGCTTGGCACTTAAAAGCAACACCGTACTTTTGCACTCAACAAACAACAACTGAAACATGGGACAACGCAGCAACATCGAGATCAAGTTCGCCAACCAACCCTCCATCTACATCTACTCACATTGGGGAGGGGGCTGGGGTAACCAGTCGGACCTGCGCTTGCGCCTGTACCGGGCGCTGGACCGCCGCCAGCGGTGGAACGACGAGCAGTACCTCGCCGCGATCATCATGCGTGAGGTACTGCGCGGTCGGCTGGACGAAGAAACAGGCGTAGGGCTTGCGCCGTACCCCGGGGAGGAAGAGTACGTCACCACCACCGTGGACATGAGCGCCCGTACCGTTGACGGAAGGCCGTTCGCCGAGTGGCTCGAAGACTTCAACAAGTAACAGCCGCACAACCATGAACACCTGTCACGCCATCCAGATCAATAACCAATGCACCACCCGGTACCAGTTGTTCCGAGCCACCGATGGCCGACAACTGATCGGCACCTACCACGATACCACGCCCAGCGCCCTGCTCGACTACCTGATGGGCAGCGAAGACGTGTACCCCTGCGAGCACAACGGTCTGCGCTGCTGGAAGAAGTGCAGCAGCGGCCGCATCGTCGCCTA